CGTCCAAGATCTCCCAGTGTGGAGTGAGAGTCAGCGTCAGATGTGTATAATATACATAATATCAACCCCATCAACAACGCAACATTTAACTCAAACAAGTATAAGAAATGATAGACTACCGGAACTTCATAGCAGACTGCTTCTACCTCAAGACTAAAGAGGGCAAGATACAACGGTTTACATTCAATGAGGTTCAGGATAATTACTACACGATACTAGAGAGCGACTATCCAGAAATGCAGGGTATAAGAGAGAACATCTTAAAAGGCCGTCAGTTCGGTATCAGTACCATGTGGACAGGTATATTCACCGTAGACTTCATCATGAGTGCTATAGGTGAGATAGACCTGATAGACAGCGACATCTACTCACACAAGGATTCAGAGACAGCCTCACACTTCAACAGGGTAAACATGTTTCTGGACTCATGGCTGCTTCACTCACAAGGCGGAGACTACGCAAACCCCGACCACCGCACTGAACTACCCAAGCTCAGGCAGTCATTCCTCAAGGTAGACACCGCAAACCTGCTTATAGCCAAGAACGGCACACAGATACAAACCCAAACTGCCAGCGCTAAAGTCTCTGGACGTGGCTCAACCAAGCAGAACATTCACTGGACGGAACCAGCCTTTTATCCAAACACAGAGATTATGAGTGCCGAGACACTGATGACTGGTGCAGAAGAACAAGTACCGCAAGGCTTCGGTAAGATTGTTCGTGAAACTACAGGAAACATCGCAGGTGATTACTTCGCACGAGAATACCAGCTTGGCAAGGATAAAGTATCTGACTTCAAGAGCCGGTTCATGGCGTGGTACACACACAAACCATACACCAAAGAAGCACCGAAGAAATGGGAGTTACCGGAGTATTACAAAGCCCTAGTCAGAGAAGAGCTGGCAACCGTCAACCAGTGTTACTGGCACTATGAGAAAACACGTGGTCTGGTAGACAAAAAGCGACTTAGAGAGTACCCGACCTATGATACCGAAGCATTCCTGTTGTCCGGTACGTCATTCTTTGATGGTGATGCCATGATTTACTACAACAATTTGATACAGAAACCTCTCAAAGAAGTGATGTATGTGGGGGCGTTATGATAAGACTCTACCGAGAACTAGAAAAGGATGAGTTCTTCGTTGTATTCGGTGACTGCGCTCAAGGTGGTTCAGACAAAAACTATGTCCAATTCATGAGCAAGAAACATGCTGACATCCCATTAGTAATTGCATTTAACGGAGTAGGCACGGAACTAACCCCGATACTCAGAGAAGCCCTGCACTATGTATTTGATAAGACCAAAGTCGTACCAGTCGTAGCGGTTGAGCGTCAAATGGGTGGTGCGAGTGTAATGCACGATCTCCACGCTTCAAACACCGAGGGCAAGTATCGCATTTACTTCGCTAAATCATTCGGCAAAGATGCTGGAGAGATTGAGACTGACAAGCTTGGGTGGGACACAAACGCGATGACCAGACCCAAAATGCTAGGTGAGTGGCTGATTGCATACAACTCAAAACTTATAAAACTGTATGACAAGGAAACCCAAGAGCAACACCAAACATTCATCGTCAACAAGAACGGTAGGCCCGAAGCAGCCTCAGGCACTCACGACGATGCAGTAATGTCTGCTGCTGGAGCGTATCAGCTATACCAAACCGAGAATCCGCTAGTAAAACCTAAAAGGACACGAGAGCCTAGAAAGAGAACGAAGCTGCACGTATGACCTTATCACTCACATTTCACGACATCACTAATTACCGAGAAAAGGGTATAGAACTCGTTGAGCGTATCAACCGAGACATGAAAGAGATGAACAAGAGTGTGTTTATCCCACAAATGCCAAACGTACTGCAAATGACACAAACCCAGTACGATGATCTTATGGCACTCAACCGGCTCGACAACATGTTCCACACCGAAGAACAAATGTTTGTTACGAACTACAACGTCATGGAGGTGAGAGTTACCAACCGTACCAAGCTGACATTCCAAGAAACTCAAGGGCTAGATGATAAAGAGTTCGATAAGTGGGAAAGGGAAACGGACAATGGATGACAAGAAGCACAGCAAAATAACCAAGTACGAAGAACTAGAGGATGGGAGCATTAGGATCGTGACTGAATCATACTTTGAAGAACTATCAAGCCGGAGAGAAGAAGTAGTACGAAACATTAAAACGAATCACAACGACTGGCTTGCAGATGTAATCTCATGCACGGATGTTATCAAGAAGCAGCAGACCAAGAATCTACAAATAAACATTCTGCTCGACGAATGGAATCAACCCACACGAATAGTCAAGCAGTACATAGTACGAAAAGAAGACTTCAAAAAACGATAGTTTTATGGTACAATGCACCCAAACGACCAGCTCGACGTAGCCCTCGTTAGGACTACAATGCTTTGGCAACCTTCCTAACTGAAGAAAAAGAACTTTACGACCTCTATGAGACCGCAAAGGATGAATCTAAGATATGGCGTAAAGATTACCATGAGTATGAACGCCTGGCGGAGAATGGTCTACTCGAAGACCTAGACCCTGACCTACCTGAAACAAATGACGGCTCTCTAGCTGCCTCGCTTTATAAACTATCGAAACGTATTATCAACTCGTCCAAAAAAGGCCGAGCAAATGCGCTTGATTCAGAAGATGCCTGGGTCACTGAACTTGCCAACATCCAATGGGAAAACGAGATTATCCCAAATGCGAACTCTCAAGCACCATTCCACCGCAAATGGAAGGACGCTGTACGCAAAGCTGCTATCTATGGCTCTGTACCGCTTATAACATTATTCGTTGAACGTGGTGACTACATAGGTGCTGACTTCATCGTAGCTCAACCACAAGACGTTAAGCTCGAACCAGGCAAAGTATCAGACTACGACTCAGACGTATTCTTTTGGGATGTCTACTTTACTGAGCTCCAAGTAAAGAACCTTATTGAACGTGCCAAGGTCGAATCTAAAGAAGATTCAGACGGTTACAACAAGTGGGATGTTAAGGCTCTTGAGGAGATACTCAAAGCCAAGCAAGAAGAAGAATCACGCGAATCAGACGAAGACCACCGAGGTGAAGGTGATGAAACAGTCCGACAAAAGGGTATCAAGTTCTGCACGATCTTCCAGCGTGGCATAGACGCACCATTCTACATGTACCATCCTGGCACTAAGAAAAAGGTGCGTGAGTGGTCAAACCCCGACCCAACAGGTGATGTGCCTGTTCACTTCCTGTACTGCTACCAAGACTTCATCAATCCTTACGGTGTAGGAATCGTTAAGCTTGCCGGTGGTACTCAGAACGTACTCGACACCATGCGACAGTACGACGTTCTCGCAACACAACTAGGCTTCCGACCTCCGGTGTCTATCGGTGGTGACTTATCAGAAACAGACCTCGATTCAATCGTGTATGGCATGGATGCACAGTGGATGGTAGGTAAGGCGCAGGTTAGGCGTGAGGAAATATCTAACTCCATTTACTCGCAATTACCTGACCGAATCTCAATGTATAAGACCTCGCTTAACCAAATGATTCCTACTGGCGACACATCCATCTCTGCGAGTGCTGGCGACCCTAACTATTCAAAGACTCCAGCTGGTGTGAAGTTCCAACAGCAATCTCTCTCTATTGATGATGAAGACTTCAAAGATAACGTAGACATGACCTACGAAGCAGTCGCTAAGTCGATGATAAACACTCACTTTGCCAACATGCAGGGTACTGACATCATGCGGCTTACAGAAGATGAAATCCAAATCCTTACCAAAGCTGGTCTTGAGTTCCCGATGGACGAGCAAGGTCAACCACTTACTCACGAACTAGAGGTTATATGGGACGAGGCACGAGCGACATTCAACTTTGAGATGGATGCCGAAAGCGATCAGACCAAAGACGAAGAACAGCGCCTTGAATCACTACTAAAAGTCGTGGAGCTACGAGCAGCCGACCCAACGCTAGAACAATCCCTCATGCAAGCTGGCAAACGACTCAACCTGGGCGAATTGTTTGGTGAAATCATCTCTCTGACCACCAAGAACGACAAGATTATCGAAGACATAAGCCCCGAAGACCAAGCCCAAATGGATGCCGAAGCTGGAATGGTTGACCCTACTACCGGACAGCCTATTGACCCTATGGCTGGTCAACCAATAGAAGGTGAGGTTGTTGAACCAATACTCGATGAAATGGAACTCGACCCTGAAGACCAACAGGAACTTACCAACATCCGAGCTATTCAAGACGAATACGGAGTCTCTGAAAACGTAGCGAGTGCTATGCGTGAAGCAGAAATACAGGGTGCAGACGAAAAACAGATTCTAACGCTTGCCGAGCGACTCATGGAACTGGAGGACGCAAATGTCTAAAGATAATTCATTCCTCTATTCGGGTATCAACAGCGTATCAAACGAGCCTAGAACTCCTCGTGAGGTTCAGCGTAAAGCCAGTGAAGAAGCTTACTACAAACTCAAGCCAGCCTATGACGTGGTGCAAGAACAGCTCAAGAAAGAGATAGACAACATCACTGACCTTAGAACCTTTGTAATAGACCGCACCACCACCGAACAAGAGGTCAATACCGAACTCCTAGCTCGCAAACTCTACCTGTCATACCTGAACGGACTGAGCGCAAAACTAAATAACATCATGGCGAAAAAGAAATGAGTGATCGACTTACCTACAAAGAACGCCAAGAGGCTATCAAAGAAGAACAGTCTGAGATGAGCTATGACGAAATCAAGCAGCTTATGGATGCCAAAAGCGAGTTCGTACTAGAGCTTGATAAGTTACCGAAGCAGAACCATGTCTGGATAAATCGTGGGCTAAAGGCGACGTGCGAACACGCTAATCACCCTGCTCATGAGGCATGGTTCCGAAGGGAGAATCAGATATGAGTTGTCGTATCGAGAAATGTGATGGAGCTGTGGTTGTACGGAAACACGTTTTATGTGATGCGCATTATGCAAGGCTAAAGCGATATGGCGACCCTACTTACATTATTTGTGAACAAAGGGGGCAAACATCACATCCAATGTATAGGGCATTTACAAAGATGCTAACGAGGTGCCGCTCAGAGTCAGATGGCGACTACTCACATTATGGCGCAAGAGGAATAAGCGTGTGTGCAAGGTGGAGTGGTGTTAATGGCTTCTTAAACTTCCTAGAGGATATGGGCGAACGGCCAGAAGGCATGACCTTAGACCGCATAGACAACGATGGTGACTATACCCCAGAAAATTGCCAATGGGCAGACCGTAAAACCCAGTCAAGAAACACAAGAAAACCAAGCACTAACAGGAGTGGTTACAAGGGTGTGGGTAGGGCATATAACGGTAGCTGGAGGGCGAGAATTAGAGTCAACGGGAAAGAGTTACTAATTGGGTATTACTCAGACATCAAGGATGCAGTAAAGGCCAGAAAGGATGCCGAGAGATTATATTGGACTGCTTAGGTATCGTGTGGTGTGGTTTTTCCTCAAGACCGCACCACAGGCTACCTCCAGCCGAAGTTCGTAACTAATAACAGAGGGTCGCACCCTTAATAGCAGAAAAGGAGAGTGTCATGCCACAAGCAGACAACATTGAGGACACTACTGTAGAGGAAACAGTAGATACATCAACTAACGAGGAAACTCCAGAAACAGAAGTCGATATGGACTTAGAGGGTGATGATACATCCTTTGAAGATATGGACGACGATGAAACAGACGAGTCCGACGACAGCGAAGACGAGATAGAGGACACCGAACCTGCTGAACCAGAGGAAGAATCGGAAGAAGATGAGCAACCAGAGGTTGCAGAGGAGCCGAAAGAGGAAGACACAGCCTCTCAGGAAGACATCAAGAGACATAACGCTGAAATGGCAGCCCGACGAATTGCTGAAAAGCAAGCTCGTGAACAGGCTAAAGCCGCCCAGCAACGTGAATATCTTGAACAGGCTGAGGACGATAGAGACCTTGCCCTGCGTCAACTCCAAGTAGATGCCTATAACAACCGCGTCGAGAGCATGAGAAACAAGCTTGATACCGGAATCGAAAGAGCCGTAGCAAGTATCGACCTGTTCCGAGACGGATCCCAAGAAGTGAAAGAAGAACTAGCCCGACGCTTAGAGGACTTTGAAGCAAAGCATGTTCAATACGACCAGAACGGTGATCCAGTGAATGTTACGGCGGACGTGTTCGATTATTTACAAAACGAAGCCGACTCTATACAACGGATTCTAAATACTGGCGCACGAAACCAAACAAAGGCCAAAGGCAAAGCGAAAGCTCGTACCGAGACCCTACCGACTAGAGCGCCAAAAGAAGCCAAAGTAGACCCTGACCTCGCAGCCTTCGATGAAGAAATTGCGAACTGGGAATAGATGAGGCTAAGAATGCGTAAACGCAGACCCATACCAGACTACGACCCACAATCCGTATTAACGAAAGTTGATTTTCAGGATGAAGGTTGCTGGGAGTGGCAAGGGAACATAGACCAGTATGGCTATGGAACATACGGTAGACAGAACCACATGGTTCACAGAGTTGTTTACGAGCTAATTGTAGACAAGCTGAAACCAGAAGAAACGCTTGACCACTTATGTTTCAACCGTTCCTGTGTCAACCCCGACCACTTAGAGGCCGTACCAATAGGCGTGAATGTGCTAAGGGGCAATAACCCTCATGCTATTAACAAAAGGAAAACGCATTGTCTTTTAGGACATGAGTTTGACGAAGCTAATACATACATACACCCCAAAAGAGGTACCCGCCACTGTAAGGCTTGCGGCAATTTACGCACACTTAACTATAAGGAAAAGGAACTAACCTCATGGCAGTAAACCTAGCAACCAAGTTTTCTCCAAAAGTTTCAGAAATCATGAAACATGGTCGAAAGACTAAATCAGCAACTAACCAGGACTGGGACTGGGACGGCACTAACGCCATCAAAGTCTACACCCTAACTGACCCAACAATGGGTGACTACACACCATCTGGTGCAAACCGTTATGGTTCTCCTGACGAAGTACAAGATACTGTTCAAACTTGGACTCTATCTCGTGACCGTGCATGGACAAAAACAATCGACAAGAGCAACTACCAAGACACAATGATGGTTCGTAAGCCAGCTAAATACCTAGCACAGGCTACAAAGAACGTCTTGATTCCTGAAGTTGACACATACATCCTTGCAGCTATCGGCACAGCCGGTGCAACTGCTAACCGAGATGACATCGTAGCGGACGGAGCTTCATCTGCTTCTAACGCTTACACAAACTTCCTTAGCATCAACGCTGACATCACTAACAACGAAGCACCTGAAAGCAACCGTATTGCCTTCATGACAGCTACCTACTACAACTACCTAAAACAGGGTGGATTCGTACTAGATTCTGACGCTGGACAGCGCAAGCTAGACAGTGGTGTTCTTGGAACTGTTGACGGCGTAAAAGTTGTTGTTGTTCCAAGTGGACGTATGCCAGCAGACACAGACCTCGTCATCACTCACCCAAGCGTGACTGTTGCTCCTGAGAAGTTGATTGACTACACACTCCACAAGAATGCACCTGGAATCTCTGGTGACTTGCTTGAATACAGACACAGGTACGATGCCTTCGTGGACACGAATAAGGTCAACGCAGTTGGCATACACAAGACCGCCTAATAGAGAGGAACTAGCATGGCAGAACTATCACAACTCGATCAGGTAAGACTAGATGCACAACGCATCACTCTAAAGAGAATGCAAGAAGCTGAGGAACAGAGAAAGTGGCAGGAATCAAAGACCGACCATATCTCTCTAGGTGATGAACCTGACGAGGTGGCAGTCGAGGCTAAACCCAAGACTGTTAAAAAAACGAAAGGTAAATAATGGCAACAACTAACTTAGACGGCTTCGGACACGCTAATAGTGTAGATGTAAGCTCTAACACAACTCTCTCACTTGCCGCACATAGCGGTGTAGTAGTGAACGTTAAGGCAACTTGCACAATTACGCTTCCAGCCACAGTAATAGGCCAACGCTTCGCAATCCGCGTAGGCGCAGAAGGCATCACCGTAACTATCAGTCCTGATGCTAACGACTTAATCGTTAGTGCCGGTGCTGCTAACAGTGGTGCAGGTGCAGATAACAAAGACCTTATCTTCACAAACCAACCAGCCGGTAGCTATGTTGTGCTTGACGCAATCACTACTACAGGCTTCACCGTTGTCCGTTCTCTTGGAACGTTCACATTTGAAAGCTAAACATTAACAATTTGCTAACTCACGCCACTGATAGCAGAGCCACAGGCATGACTGCTACGGCATAAGAGTAAGCACCTTTAAGAAAGGAAAGACATAAGATGTCACGACACGCAAGAGTAAACCAAGATGAAGTCATCACAGGTAACTACTCATTCACAGGTAACGTAAGCTTCGCTTCTGGCGCTGCACGAGTACCGCAATCAGTTGCTAACATAACAGAAGCAGCCCCAACCGACGCACAACTGGATTCTGCTTTCGGAACACCAGCAAGCCTAGGACGTGGTTTCATTGGTACAGTAGATGACAACGACGGCTCAACAGCCAGCGTTCTCTGCTGGACTACTGATTCTGCATGGTTCCATGTAGTAGGAGTTCTGAGTACCTAATCATGAAGGCGGGAGCGATTAACATACAGGGACAACCCAAGGTGTTGTCGCTCTCACCTAATGGTAATGGCGGTGTAAGAAT